TGCGGCGGCGACGTCGACACCTCGGAGCCATAGGCGACGGACGACTCGTTTCTGCTCTCGGTTGTCGAGGTCGGTCTGAAACTCCATCATCGGGTAGAAGCCGGAGCATCCTTCGAGGGTGTCGCCCATGCCGAGGAGATAGATCGCGCCCGGTGCTCGACCGGCGCGTTTCATTTCTCGGACCTTGTCGACCATCGCGTCGATACCTCGACTGATCCTCTCCACGGCCGCCGGAGACCCTCCGCCTTCGCCCTTGCCGATCTGCCAGTCGGAGAGCGGGACGACGAGAGAGACGTCCTCGGAGGCGACCTCGGGGACCGTGCGCGCCTTGCGACCGAGAGCGAGTCGACAGAGTTCGTCGACGTCGGCCCGGTCGATTGACACCTCGGCGGAGCGCTGTCGGATCGTCGCCCGGTAATAGCGGAGGCGACGGATTTCTCCGCCGCCGATGTTCGCATCCCATCCCCGAACCTGAATCGAGCCGGGGACGACCTCGGTCGTCGCGGGGTCGAGGTTCCAGTCGGCGAGGAGTTCGGCCCATAGGGCGTCGTTCGGCTCGACGTCGAGAGGTCCGGTCGTGATCTGACCTTCGGAGCCATCCCACGCGATGCCGGACTCCCATCCCGCCGGAGCCGGGGCGGGGCGACGGTCAGCGCGTCGTAGAGCCTTGTCGAGAGCGTCGGGATCCTGACCCGGGATCGAGATCGCCTCCTCGTATGGATCGCTCACGAGTACGCCTCATCGGGACACGAGCACGAGCGCCGGCGGTGACGGCCGAGCGTGTCCGGGCGGAGACTGATCCCGAGGGTTTCGTTCACGGCGGCGATGATCGGAGCGTGTGTCAGTTCCTCTACGGGCAGGTTGATGTATCCGACGAGCCGGGTCCGATACTCGCCGGGGTCGAGGTCGATGATGACTCGACCAACAGAGCAACCGCGCGCATACCAAGTGTTTCGGTGTCCCTCGACGAGTGAGGAGAGAGCGTCGGCGTTCGGGGTTTGTGGTTTCGTCATGAGATCCATTCTTACCGACTAGGGAGATGAACGGGGGTATGGTCCTACCGGACTGCTCCGACCTGCGTAACCGTAAGAATGACGGACGGGACCGCCGGTCGGATAGGGCCGGTTCTCGTGCCGGCCGAAAGTAACCGCATACTGCTATCCGGTGTTGACCACATGAGCCGGAAATACTGTCCGGCAGTGAACGTGTAGACCCAGTTCCAAGCGGCGACGATTCGTCCCGGATTGTTGGGAATGGTGAGATCGGTTGCCGACCGTGCCACGTTGCCCCCGTCGACGTCGAGCCATACGGTGACATCATCGGATCCGCCGTCGGTCTTGTCGAGTTGTGCCGAAAACTGAATGTTGTACGTGCCGGGGTTAGCGATCACGATCCGACTCGACGGCGATCCGATAGACACGCCGAAAGACTCCTCGGTCGTGTTGAACGTCATCGGCGTAGCGGTGTTTGCCGTGATGGTCTGAGTCGTCGAGTCTGAGAAAGCACCGTAGAAACCGAAAGTGAATCCGGTTTCGAGAGCGTCGGTCGCCGACTGCCAGTCCCCACGATCAGAGTTCTTGAAAAACTGTCGCCCACTGAATGCCATCGTTTGAACTCCCGCGTTCAGATGCTCAGAGTCGTGAACGGTTCGCAGACCCCGACCGAGTGTAGCGCGGCGGCGGCGAGGGCGGTCAGGATCCGACGTCGAGGGTTACCGGTCGTGGACGCTAACGATCCGAGAGCGAACTCGGATCCGCATCCGATCGACTCATACCCGAGGACTGATCGTCCGACGTGGTAGTCGTCGTCGACACAATAGAGAGCGCCCCGGTATCCGACGAGAAACGATCCTCCCGTCTCCTCGCCGTGATCGTCTCGGGCGACTCCGCCATCGCGGAAGCACTGTCGGACAGCGTCGACGAACACGGTACAGAGATGCTCGAAGTCGTCAGCGGTCGAGGTCTGCTCCGGGACGTCGAGCGTGAACCGGAGTAACTGACCCATCCGAAACGACTCGGTGAAACCGATGAGATAGGGACCGACCCGGAAAACTTTCGGATCGACACGAGCGACGATCCGCATCTCCCCGACGGCGGCCGCGTCTCCGCCGATCGTTACCCGTCCGTCGTGTTCGAGACCGACGATACAGGTCATGGGATTAGTCTTCGACCGGTGCCGTCTTGTCGACGTGAACGATCTTTCCCGACGGCGTGGACTCGACACGCGTCGAGCGTTTCACGGCGGTCTTCTTTGCCGGTGCTTTCTTAGCGGCGGCCTTCTTGACGGGTTTCGGCGCGTCGACGATCTCGTCCGGTGCGGCGACAAGGTAGCCACGGTCGACGAGTTGGAACGCGTTCCGATATTCCGTTACGTCGACGATTTCGCCGGGGATCATGCGACGCCCATCGCAGTCGAACGGACGTCGGACGCGATGCGGGCCTACGGTGGGTGTGCTCACGGGGAGACTCTTTTCGTTTCAGGTTGTACGCGAAGATCGCCGGCCCTGTCCCACCGAGAGGAGGACGGGACCGGCGATCGACAGCGTGAAGGATCAGGCTACAGCGGTACCGAAGAAGAAACCGAGATCGGCGGCGGTGACCTTGTTAGCGAAAGCGAGTTCGCCTTCGATGCGGTCGGCCTTCAGTTGCTCCATGCGGATACGACTCACGCCGACAGTAGCGCCGAGGTTACCGGACACTCCGCGCCATGCGAAGGTGTAACCGGCCGAAGGAGTCATGAGACCCGGGTTCGGTGCTGAGTAGGTGAGTAGTGCGCTCTTGCCAGTGTTGAACGCGTAAGCGGCGGTTGCGCCTTCTGCGTTCGTGGCACGAACTGACGACGACACGAGCACACGCTCGACGTCGAACAGGCGGGCCATGATGTCGGTCGTGATGACGTTCGACGAGGTGTACTTGATGCGGTCGACAAGGTCGGGATGGTTACGCAACTTGCGGTAGACCTGATAACCGAGGACGAGCGTGTTCGGCATGAAGCCAGTCGATCCGAGGATCGCTTCCTTGCCGGACTCGATGTCTTCGATCGGGTCGGAGTTTGCGTAATCGCTCCACTGCTTGAACTCGTTGGTCGACGGGGTACCACTGACGCCGGCCCAATCGGTTCCCCATACGCCGCTCTTGATGAAGTCCGAAACGAACTGAACTTCTTGGCGGAGGAGGAGACGAGAGGTCACGAACTCGGTCGCTTCACGATCGGGAACGAGCGGTGTGTCGCTGTTGTAACGGGTCTGATCGCCTACGTCCTTGTGGAACGCCCACACGTCGGCGCTGTAGGAGGAGGTCGTCAGGTTGTAACCGGATCCGGCGGACTCGGTCGCGTCTGCGCGACGTTGTGCTTCGTCACGGAACCAGTCGTTCTTCGTGTAGACGAAAAACTTGTCTGACTTCTTGTCGACCGGGATAACCGGGAACACCTTGTTGGCGATGAAGTTCTCTTGCGCCTGAAGATAAGCGATCGAGATGTTCGTCAGTGGCGCGTCGACGTGAACCTGATTGAGATTTGGCTGAGGCATTTTCTAGTTTCCGATCAGGCGGCGCGGCCGGGGGCGGCGCAGTTGATGATTGCGGACATGATGTCGCCGGACGCTGCGGTAGCGAGCGGAGCACCGAGGATGTACTTCGTGGTATCGGTTCCTGCTGCGAGCGGTGTCGCTGCTCCTGCGGAGGTGGTGCCGAGAATGAAGTGAGTACCGAGCGTGATCGTCGCGCCGGCCTTCAACTTCGTGCCACCAGTTACAAGAACTTCTGCTTCTTGTCCGGAGGTCGGAGCGTTCTGAAGAACACCGATCGGAATGTCAGTTGCCGCGGCAACCGCGACGACCGCACCGGCGGAGTTCTGCTTCACGAACGTGTACTGAAGTGCCGAGAGATCAGCGCCCGCGACGCGGGTCACCTTGACGGCGTAGTTACTGATTTCGTATGCCATGTTCAGGCACCTTTCTCATTGAGATGACGGACGTACAGGTCGGGGTTCTGCTCGGCGACCTTGACGAACGCCTGCTCGAACGTGGGGGAGAGGCCGGCTTCGACTGCCGACTTCGCGAGACCTTCGAGCGTCTCGTAAGCATCGCTGCTCTCGGGACGACCGGCCTTACCGATCTCTGCGAAAATACCGGCGCTTTCGGCCTGAGCGTTAGCGGC